GACAGGGAAGCTGAGAAATAGTAGCAACACGTATACGCACACAGTTTTGGACGGTGATGAGACGCATGGCAGTATCAGAACTTACTGGCATTCCCGCCGCAGATAATAAATTCCCTCCGTAATAAGCCCCACCAGGAAAATATGATCGGTCATCAAGAGGCCCATAATTAGTCCTCGCTTGCGGTCTGGGGAGTCTATCCATGAAGTTCACTTAACACTCCTCATCAGCCACCCAACAGCCATTAGAATAACTCCACAAACGCTGAACGACACCCACGATTGATATAAAAAAAGCCCGTAACCGAGCATAATTAAGCCACCAAAGAAGAATACTAAGCGAATATCGAAGGCTGACCACATAGCAGAAACAGAAAAACTCAGGAACTTACATAACCTCCCTACCATTGAACTCATTGAACTTATTGCTGATTTCAGAACCATTTTAGCACATTACCCAAGTATCTCAAACTGTTAGAGTAAAAGAATTAGCTCTTTGGAGAGGGATTGTGACACAAAATTGCAACAAGGTTTTTAACAGATTAGAAAAAATCTTAGACGAGCGTTGTATGTGATTGTAATTCTTCAATAACTTCTCGTGATATTCGTAAAGTTTTGCCGGGAAGTTTGATAGCTTCCAACTTGCCGATTGAAATCCAATAGTAAACAGTGGGCAAGGACACGGATAATAACTCGGCTACCTTCCGGGGGCGTAAAAGCGATTTTGTAGATAACTCCATTATCTACCCTCCATTAAGAATCTGCTCAACTGTTTTGCCGGCATAAATTGACTTTTGCGTTTTCGATTCAGGGTTCATCGCCATCAAGGCTATACAATCGAGCGCCGCCATCAGTGGATCGATTTTCCCTGTCCCACTCTCTTGCTTGGTGATAGAGATCGCATTCCCCTTTGGTTCTACTCTTGCATTCCCTACACACCATGCCATAAGTGGTTGGCTACCATGAATAATACTCTTCCCGGCAATTTTAACTTCCATCGCCTTGATAGCCCCATTTAGCCGCCAACCCTGGGGAATGCCTACAATGCGGTCATGGTCGATTTTACCGTTGCCTTTTTCATCGCCATTTTCCATCTCATCAGCAATAAGGCCGATTCCAGACTGGTCAACTCCGATCCGGTCAAGCAACCCTGAAGCATCAATCTTACGAACAATATCGCCGACTTCCTTAATACCTTCTTCAGTCATGTCCATGATAGATAAGTCGCCATCCTTCTCGAAATCACGGTATCTTGGAGCTTCGGACTTGCGGCGTTCAAGTGCGATGCTATGGCACCATGCGTGTATCCAGAGTAGCCAATCGCCGGTGCCTGATTCTCGGCCTAATACAGCCAATCCAAGTAAATCATCCAATCCGCCACCGTCAATGCCGATTTCGATTACCTCGCAGCGTTTAAGGATAGAGTCTAAGGTTATGTCACCACCCGCAGATTCCCAGAAGTCAGCACCAGCCCATCGTTGAGATTTGAGCGATAGCCCCATTTCGACGTTCAGGTGCTTGGCAAGGAACCCCTGCATGCTACATTCACCACCTTCCTGCGCTTTAGAAAATTCTCGTTCAAGGAATTTCACATCAACCGATGCACCTAAATTTGGATTGGTCAAAAACCAATACCGACAGAAAAAAGATAGCCGATAAATTCTATTCCGAACAAGGTCGTAAAAAAAAGGAAGAGAAATCAGAAATCTCTAAACCTAGCGAGTTTAAATACGCTGAAAAACTGCTAACTATCGATTCACCCAATGCAAAGTTTGTAATGGATGACATCCGAGAAATTGCCAAAGAAAAAGGGTTAGACCCCTTAGAAGTTTGGGAAAATTACACTTGGATAAGAAAGGAAGCAGAATCTCGTGCTTTAGAAGCAGGAGAAAAAGAAAAGACGGAGAAAAAAGTCTCCAAACCATCGCAGAAGATTTCTGGAACTTCTGGTGGAGGAGAACTTTCAGATGCCGACCGAGCCTTATTAGCGAGGAAGCCAGGCTTACTGGAAAAATATAATAAACAATATAATAACTAAAAATTATGGCTGCAAATGATGTAAGAATAAAGGATAGTTATGTTCCAGTTCCTACTAGGGAATTTCAAGTGGCTGCTTCGGCAACTTTGATTTACCCTGGGGAACCTGTGAAACTATCCGCTGCTGGTGCAGTAGATGTCATTAAATTGGCTGACAATGAACCAGTAATAGGAACAACTACTCAAGTTATAGGAATAGCCGCAACAACTTCAACTAATACAGCAGCCGCTGCTGGAAAAGTTAAAGTTTATATTCCTATTCCAGGAGTAATTTACGAATGTGCCGCGACAACGAAGGCTAATATTGACACTCAAGCAGAGCTAGACGCTCTCGCTAATGACTGTGTTTTATTTGACTTAACTTCAACCACTTTCACGGTCGATGAAAATGCTGGTCACGCTTCAACATCGGGAATCCAAATTGTAGGAGGAGACCCTGCTAAGGGAGTAATTTACTTCACTATCAGACCTGCTGCAACTTTTGGAGCAACCGCTTAATAAATCTAATATAAAATTATGAGTTTTAATTCTGCCCTCAATCCAAATGTTGTAAAAACTGCTCTTGATGATGTTTTCAACCAAGAATTTAACGGACAAAAACAACCTAATCTAGCTACAGCTGAAACTGCTGCTGTTTTTAAACAAGACACAGCTAACAGCTCGGCTATAATTATGGAATTGTTTGGAGGTTCAGGCGCTTGGGAACAAACAGCCGAAGAACAGGATTTACCATTAGGAACACCTAGAATTACCAATCAAAAAACTTTCTCTGTTGTGAAGTTTGCTAAAGCCGTCGATATTCCGAAAGAATTTTTCGATGACCAAAAACATTCTTCATACGAGAAAATGGTTGCTAATTTCGCTAGACGAGCGAGAACAACTCGAGATAAAAACGCTTTCGCAGTTTATCGTGGAGCTTTTGCTACCACTTTAACTGCTGACGCCGCTTATCTTGTTTCTGATTCTCACACCAATATCAATGGTGATACTATTGATAACAAACTAACAGCTGCTCTTTCAGAGACTTCTTTGAATGACGCTATCGTTATGTTGGGAGAACAAAAAGCACAAGACGGAGAAGTTGATGGACATATTCCTTCAGTTCTTCTAGTGCCTATGGCTCTTTACAAAACAGCTTGTGAAATTTGTGAATCTGAATTACGAAGTGGAACTGCTGATAATGATATGAATGTTTATTCTGATAAATACGGAATAAAGATTTACACATCTCCTTATCTTGGAGCAGCCGCTGGAGGTTCTGACACAGCTTGGTTTTTACTTTCCGATACTCACTCTATAACAAGATGGGTTCGTGAATCAGTAAATACTAATCTCGTGCCTTTCGAACAAAGCCGAAATGATACTTACACCTACAAAGGACGCTTCCGAGAAGTAGTCGGAGCAATGTCTTACGAAGGTTTGGTAGGTTCACTTGGTACAGCTTAATTATCTAATTTAAGATAAGGGTTGACGCAGTAAAAATGTAGGAACGCCTTAGGGCTTATATAAACCTTATCTTTTTCACAAATATGGCAGGAACACATTTTAAAGGTCCACTTTATGCTAGTGGACAAACAATAGTAGACGCTAACGGAACATATTATCAAAACAGGTCTGGTTCAGCCACAAAGGTTGGTAAATTCCACGACCACTTAATGACCGTTGCGGATGCTGCTGTAGAAATAAGAACAGAAACAGTAGCTACTAGTGGTTCTCATTATGGTCTAAATACCGAGGCTCATATTAACGCAACTGGAACAGGAAGCGTCTTTGGAAACTTCGGAGTAGCTAAAGTGACCACTGATTACACAGTGACAGGAGGAACCATTATTGGTTCTTATGGGCAAGCCAGAGCCGATGGAACAGTTGCGGGAGCTTCCCTTATGGCTGGATTGTATGGCTTAATAGAAGCAAGTGCAGCTATTACAGCCTCTCACGTTTGTTCAGCTTGGCTTGATTCTCATCAAGCTAACGCCGTAACTGGTTCACATCAGTTGCTTTATATGACAAACAATGGTGCTGCTACTATGGATGAAGCAATTTACATCTATGGTGGAGACAAAATTACCGCTCTTATGGCACTTGATAATGTAGAGGGAATGGTCGC